TGCATCAAGGTCGAAAGATACCTCACCGATTTTATCTTCGAATTCCATATCTTGATAAATTCTGTACTTAGCTTTCAATGTGTTATATAGACCACTATCATCTGCGAAAGTTTGTCCTGTGTAACCATCCAAAGATGTAGTAGAACCGATAGCTGCAGGTTCAGATACGTCTACAGATAAGTAAATCTTACCATCAGCAGTACAGATGTCATCATATTTACCACCTGGGAAACCTTGACCTCCACCAGCAATTGATGTGTCACCCACACTTCCATACTCAACAATACCTTTACCGTATTTCTGAGTTACAACGTTAAAGTTGTAGAATACAGAACCACTGTAAACTTGTAATGAAGATAAGAATTCTTCAGTATCCATTTCGTTACCGTTAGGTCCGATTAATTTACCAGCTCCATCAGATTGGAAATCTGACATTTCAACTAATACTTGTCTGAAACCACCTGTTGGTGTTGTAGACGAACCTGTGTAGTAAGCATTAGCACCAGTGTTAGTCAATGAAGAACCATCCCAAATTACTGGAGTTAATGTAACATTAGTAATTCCTGAGTAAGCTCCTTTTGAATAATCGAATAAACCTGCTGGGTCTTCGTTTGGTTCAGAACCTTCATAGAAACGGTCATACAAGTTCTTACCTGTATCGTAGTTTGAATCTGGTGTTGATGGACCATTAGGTGCTCCGAAAGGTGCAACGTGTGTGTTTAATGAGTCCTGATTTCTGTTTTGAATTTTAGGTACGAAGTAGAACAATTTACCGATTGGTAAGTTCATAGCTTGTACAGATACGATATCATTAGCTAATAATTTAGAGAAAACTCTTCTAATGATAGGGAAAACAACTGTTTCAAATGAACCTGAGTTATCTGAAGCAGATGCTTCGTTAATTAAGTGAGAAGCTTGGTTTTCATATAATTGTGCCATGTTCTCTTTGATGTGACCGTTAAGTCCTTCTAGGAATCCTAACTTGTCCCATTTGTTGATTGTGTCTTCTTTGATAACTTTCAAGTGTTTTAAACCGATGTTACCAACAAGACCTGATTCTAATAATGCTCCCATTTTGAGTATTTTTTAATTTAATTTTTATTTTTGTAATTTACCCATTAAATCCTTCATTCTTAAGAACTGTGGATTTTCATAAGTTTTACTTTCAATAAGATTTGTCGCAGAACCTTTAGATGGTGATTTCTGTACTTTAGCAGATACTGATTCAGTAACTACTGTAGTATTTTCCTTACTATCTAAATCTTCTTTGATAATCTTGTAAAGACCTTTAGACTCTTTAATTGTTTCTGCCGAGTCAAAACGTCTTAGAATGTTTATTTTTTCTTGCTTTGTTGTCGAATGCTCAGTGAACAGTCGAGTAGCATATGCTAAGTTTGAATTGAAAACAGCAACTTCGTTAAGTTTTTCTTTAAAGATGTTAAGTGCCTTACGGTACTCTTCATTCTTTTCTCTTAACTGAGCAACTTCTTTTTCAAGTGCCTCATTTCTTTGTGCAGGTCTCTTTAAAGACTTAGGGAAACCTTGAGGTTTTTTGTTAGTTGCACGACCATTAACGTTAGAACGAACAGAAGATTCTTTATATTCACCTTCCATTTCTTCACCTTCTTCCATTTCATAGTCTTTGTAGTGTCCATCAACATCACCTAATTTGTGACCATCACGTCTCTTATAGTCATGTTTGTTTCCACCCCAATTACCTTCTTTCATTTCCTCTTCGTCAGATTCATCTTCGTCAGATTCATCTTCGTCAGATTCATCTTCCATTTCGTCTTCTTCACCAAGTTCAATTTCGTAAACAACTTCGTCTTTTTCTTCCATTTCATAACCTTCTTTGTATTCGCCTTCCATTTTTTCTTCGTCAGCGATTACCTCTTCTTCTTCGTCACCCTCTGTTTGAATTTGATATTCAACATCAGCTTCCTCGTCTTTTAAGTGAATCTCATCACCGTCTTGTGTTACCACAATACCGTCTTCTTCACCCATAGCTTTGAAAACCTTAAGGACTTCCTCATCAGAAGCGTCAGTTAGGTCAAGAGGTAAAAGAATTTCTTCTTCATCGTCTACTTCCATGTCGTCACCTGGTAAATCCATCATACTTAACATTTCATCAGAGTCCATTTCGTCTTCCATATCGTCCATGTCTTCCATGTCTCCCATTTCATCTTCCATTTCATCTTCTACTTCATCTTCAACATCCATCATGTCAAGCTCTTCTTGTTCTTTCATTTCGTGGTCCATTTTGTCCTCACCTTCTTCCATTTCTTCGCCTTCCATTTTTTCTGCTGCAGATTCTTCCATTTCAACCTCTTCAACATCTTCTTCAGATAGAGATTCTTTTACTAATTCACTGATTTCTTCCTTCATAGTAGAAGCAAGTATTCCTTTTGCATTCTCCGTTACGGCTTCCTCCAAATTCTTCATTTGTAGTAGTGCCTCTTCAACTAAGTTTTGTTTTTTTTCTGCCATTGTTTTAATTTTATTGCAAAAGTTTATTATGTAGTTTTCTTAATAAATATGCTGATATTAAAAAAAACACTTTTTTATTAACATTAGGCAAAAAAAAATCGGGTTTTAACCCGATTCTTAAAATTATCTGATAAAGAGAAGATATTATTCAAATACCTCGTCAATTTTACTTTCAACACACGCGGTGATTCTCCAATCGTGTGGGAAACCTTCAAAGTTTTTAGTAACCTTAGACTCAACGTCAGTAACGTTTATACCTTTAACTAATTTCTCTTCTCTAATTTTCTTAATTTTTCCTGAGTTCTCGTCAGGTAAGTCATAACTGATTTTTGCTACAAAATATTTTTCGTCCATAATGATAAAATTTAATACCCTAAATAATCGGTTAATTTTTTCATTAAGTCAAGTGATTTGTCTAAACCACCTGAAGATTCTGCAGAACCGCTTCTTTGTTTAGTTTCTTCTTCGATGTTCTCATCATATTTCATACGGTCATCTTTATTCAAGAATAAGTACGCACCAGGTGTTGATGGTGAAGAAACAAGGTCAAAACAAATTAATTCAAAATCTTCTTGAACTTCATTACGTTCACCTTTCTTTACTAACGAACCTACACCACGAGATGAAACACCCATAGTTACACCTTGTCTCATAAGGTTGGCTGCTTGGTCACCAGGACACGAAACAACACCACCTTGATGGAAACCTGGTGAAGTTAATAATTTAATCTTACCCATTAATACATTACCTTCCCACCACATATCAGTGATAAGGTGTGATACACGGTCCAAATCAATCAATGATGATTCAGGGTGGTTAAGTTCTGAGATAGATAAACCTTTATCGATAGCTTGAGAATATTTCTCAGCTTCTCTTCTTAATATTTTTTCAGGGTAGATACGACCGTTTCTGTTTGGTGTGTCGTATTTTTGTAGGACAGCATAAAATTCAAATGGTTTTGAATGGTCTAATTGTCCGTAAGATTCTTTAATAACTTCGGCGTTTCTTCTATCGTTTGGATTGATAAAACCTGCGTCCCATTCAATCAATATACCTTTACCCGTATCGTTTGGACCTAATATTTTCATATCTTTTTATTTTATAAATATCTTAGATTCCTAAATGAACGTCCCACTCAGTTATTTTAATTGGTGTAACTCTTAGTAAATTGTTTATTTTATCTACGATAGACATTTTATATTTATAAGCCAGTTCACTATCCTCACCTTCACCAGACCAAAAAACATAATTGTTTGCAAATTGAGTTACGTCTTGACCCTCATATGTTACTTTACCAATATTTACGGTAACGGTAATGTCTTCATCTTCTATACTACCCTCCATAAAGACTTGGCGTGGTATAATAATTGAATCCTTCCACCCATATTCATATGAAAACTTATTGGGGTCTATCATATTATTAAGGTTATCCAAAAGCGTATTTGCTTCGGATAACCTTTTTAATTGTTTCTCTGTTATTAAGATTTTCACTTTTTACCTTTTAAGATAAATATGTTACACTTTTTCTTTTTTTGTTTTGTGTAAAGTAAAGTATTTTGAATTCATAAGAGGATAGGTATAGATTGTCTTAACGACACTTTTTATTTTTTCTCTTAATAGTATAGATTTGAATTCCATATGTTCTTTTATAAATAAAGTAATCTCTAAATTCATAAAACTACGTTTACCTATTTGAATACCACTACTTCTTAAGTCTAAATCCACAATATTATGTTTTTCAAATATTAATGGGTCTACTGTTTCTAATAAGTGGTGTTTTATATCTCTTTCCATCATCCCCGTCACTCTTTTCCAATTTTCCATTTCTTGTGTTGGTTCTACCCAACTTTGTATTACAATGTAGATTGATTTTAATTCTTTGGCATCCACAGTACCGTAACTACATTTAGCATTCTCAAAACCTTTCAGTTGTGAGGTTTTACCTTTTTTCATATATTTTCTATTCTCATATAAGTTTATTTGTACAGAAATTATAAACAATAAATGGGTCGTAGTCAAAATATTGACTAATTAAAGATATTTATATATATTAAGGACACATATGATTATAATAAAAGTAGGAAAAAACGAGAATATTGAACGAGCATTAAAACGCTATAAGTATAAGGTTTATAAAACCAAACAACTAGAAAATATTCGTGAGAATAGGTATCATGTAAAAGATACGGAAAAAAGAAGAAAACAAAAACAAAAAGCCGAGTATATACAAAAAATAAAGGGTTCAGAAGACTGAACCCTTTTTTATTACTTATATATTATATTATTACAAACCTTGTTCTAACTGTCTTAACTTATATAGTGATACTAAAGATACTTCAGATTCATTAATTTTCTCAATAGTTTTTTCAACCTTTTCAGTAAGTTCATCATCAGTAGATTCATTTAACTTAGTATTAAGTTTTTCAATAACCACTAATTTAGACTTTTCAATCTCCTCAGTTAATGATTTCTTATCCAATGATAAAAGAGTTTTTAATTCTTGTTTTTCTTCTTCAGAGATATTTCCAAACTCTCTATTAAATGTGTTTGTTGCAATTTTTAACATAGAACTTAAAGGAATATTAACAGATTCAGATACTGTTTTTGCAACTTCTTTTTTTGAAATAGTATTTTTAATTCTGTTTTTACTTTCCAATACTTGCTCTAAATTCTTAACACTTGAATTATAAACAACTGAATCGATGTCTTTGTAATTGTTTTCAGATTGGGTTTTTACATTTTCAGAAACCCACATATTAATCTCTTTGATTTTTTCAGTATTTGAAGAAACAATATTTTTAATAGTTTCAATACTTTCATTTACATAATCATCAACAATGTCTTTAGATAAACCTTTGTTTTTTGATAGTTCATCATAAAGAAAATATGCTTCGGCAATTCTCTTGTTTTCAAGAATGTTTTTCTTAAAAGATTTCATATGGTTTTTAAATGATGATTTACCATATGATTCTGTCATTAAAGACTCTATATTAGATTTTATTTGACCAAACTTATTCATAATGTTTTTTATTATAAATATTACTCATCTAGTAATGTTTTCAATTTGTCTTCAATTTCACCCAAAGATTTACGTCCTTTAGATAGGTCCAGTTCAGTTATACCATTAATCATATCATCTTCCAATATTAAATTAAGGTCTTTATCTTTAATACTTTCAGGTGTAATATCACCACCCGTATCACCGCCTTCAGGTGCTCCACCAATATCACCACCAGTATCTGCAGCCTCACCACCTAAGTCTCCACCTAAATCACCACCTAAGTCTCCACCTAAATCACCACCTCCGAAGTCAGAACCTCCACCACCAAATCCAGTGTCAGCAGGTTCAGTAGTTTCTCCTTCAGGTGCACCACCTTCACCAGGTTTGTTTCCGTATAACTTATCGATGTTTGCAAAGATACCTGTCTTAGAAATAACTTCAGGTGTTTTTTCAAGTTCAGAAGCAACTGCTTTCTCAATACGTTGTTGTTGTATGTCTAATTTAATTTCTTCATCTGAGAATCCAAGAATGTGTTTCTTAGCCCATGATGATGAAACAGGTTGAATACCGTTTCCTGGGTCAGAAACCGCATCTCTATATAATTGAATCTTAGTTTGCCATTGCTCAACTTTAAGTAAGTCTGCTTGAGTTGATGGGTTAGTTAATCCTAATGTAAAGTTATTTAACTCATCTTCAAAACCTAATAAGTATAAGTGAATGATGGCAATCTTATTCAACTCTTGAATCATAGATTTTTGAATTCTATTGATTGTTCGAGCAAAACGAATGTCTTGTAATGCCAAGTTTTTACCGTCACCAACAACCTCCTCAAAACCTAAGAATGCCTTTGGTACACGAAGTGCTGTTAATAATTTCTTTTGGATATATTCAATATCTGCAATCTCTGATAAGTTCTGCGCTCCTGGTAAAGTGTCGATAGGGTTTGGAGCGTTAGGGTCACGAACAGGGATAAAGTAATCTTGGTCTACCGCCATTTGGTTATATCTTAAGTCAATATTACCATTATTTGGGTCAGCAATTTGGTCACGTTTAAACTTATTAGCAACTCTTTGTACATACGGTTCAACATCTTTATCGTCCATGTTACCCACGAATACTTTAAACACCCTTCTTTCAGGTGCTCTCGATGTTCTATAGATTAACATAGCATCTTCAGAAAGGATAAGTTGTTTCCAAATTCTTCTACCTTTCTCCAACATAGATGTACCATAAGGAAGTTTACGGTCATCACCTAATAATCTAAAGTGAGCAACCTCCCACGTATTAAATGCCAAATCTTTATTTTGCCATAAAAACTTAAGTGAGTCATTGTCAGTATCAGATGAATTCCTTTCGGGCTTAATCTTCATACCTCTTTCTTGACGAGTAATCTCAATGTTTGGTAATTGTTGAGCACCCATCACACCTTTTTCAGGGTCTAATTTGAGGTAGACAAAATTATCCCCATATTTACAAGTATTTCTTGTCCACATAGGAAGATTAGTAGAGATATCAAGTCTATTGTTGAATAGGTCAGCAAGGACTGATTTAATTCGTTTGCTTTCTGAATAAATTTGTAATACATATCCGTCTTCATTTGTTGTTGTTGATTCTTCTGAGTAAATGTCAAGGGCTGCAGAAATCTCAGGAGTATACTCCATACTCTCATAATCATAAAAAGACGCCAGTCTTGTTGGTTCATAATAAACAGCTTGAGTGTATAAGTTGTTCTCAATCTTCTGCCATTGTTGACCAAGATATAAAGTTTGTTGTGCTTGTAACTTCTCCCTTTCGTATTCTTGTTTGTTCGGTGTTTTTAAAAGTTCTTTCTTATCAAACTTAAAAACAGGGGCTTGTTGGTCCAATGTTGAATCGGGACCGAATACCTTAGTAAGACGTTGCCATATTGTATAATTTTCTGCCATGCTCCTTTTTTAGATAAATAGTAACATTATTTGAATTAAACTAAATAATTAAAATCTTCCAAATAACCACGAGTTGTTTTGATAATCCTGTTTCGTGGCTTCACGGTTTATCCTATGGTGATTAACCCCACCAGGTAATACAGGTACACCTGGATTAAAATCATTAGATGTATTCTTAACTGGTGTTTCATTAACCATCCAACTTTCCATCATTGCTTTGGTCTGTTCGGTAACTTTCTCTAATTGTGTAAATGAATTCTCACCCACATAAATTGCCATAGCAATTGCCATGATAAGGTCATCGTGTTGACCCTTTTGGTGGTCAGGTCTACCATTGACATAGACAAAGGTATTTAACTCGTTTAAAAGTCTCGTAGAACGTATTGCAAAGTTGTGTCTTAATGACTCTTCAAACGCAGCAATAATCTGAACACGTTTACTGTTAAAGTTCAACCCTGGTATCTTTTCATTTACCTTTGGATTATACTTCCATTTATCAGCAGCATTTACTCCTTCAACATATAAATTTTTATAGTTCATTTCTTGAAGTTTACGTGATGTGGAAACACCCATACCACCAGTGATATCAATAACAATAAATGCGTTATACATTGTAGCCCATTTAAATGCAATCTCAGCAACAACGTCAGGTGGTACCTTACCTAAGTATTCCAATACCTGTTCCCTTTCATCAAAGTCTATAATTGTAAATGTCGTGAAATCCTCACTATCACCACGAGAAACGTCAATACCCATAATGTATTTATGACCTTGTACAGGTTCTTTCCATTGCCATAAGGCACCTCCCATAAATTTATTTTCAGGTTTTCTTATAAATTTTTCTTTAATAACTTCAATCGTTTCATTTGGGATAACGTTATCCCCTGAACCCAAGAAGTTACATTCCAATTCCTGTGCGATTTTTCTTCTATCGAATTTAAGTTTTTTAGCCATACCTTCGAACCATGAAGAATAAGCTTTGTATCCATCTAATAATTTTTCTTTAATCTCCTCATAGTTCCTTTCACGAGGATGTACGTTAGAATAATCTATAGTGATTTCACTGTCGTTATAATCCTCACGGTTTAGTAAATAATGAACTATGTCTTTACACTTAATGAGTTTGAAGTCCTTCGCATAACGAGGGTCACGATACCAAAACATTTCAGTTATTTTGAAATCGTTCATACCTCTTAAAGCTTGGTCGTAAATGGTATAATAGATAGGGTCAAATCCGTTAGGGGTAGATATTACAATTACTTTACCACCCGTAGAAAGTGATGCCATACACGCAGACCAGAAGTCATCATCCGCATCAATAAAGGCTGCCTCATCAAAAATAAGGATTGTAGGGGTATAACCACGAAGTGCATCTTTTGATGTCGCAACGGCTTTTACCTCACATCCATTTGATAGTTTGAAATGTCGTTGTGAATTTTTTTCTGCAGAAAATGTGATACCAAACCATGCTGGCCATTGGTCAACAAAAGACCTAACCTTATTTGCAAACTCCATTGAGGTATCCAATTTGTTTGCAATGATTAGAATTTTCTCAGGTTTCTTTTTAGAGGCAGTAACCAACTTTTTAGATGACCACGCAGCGGTAACTGTTGATACACCCGCTTGACGATACTTTAAGGCAATATTTTCCTCATAAGTGTCGTAATCATTAATAAGATTAATTTGGTCAGGAAATAATTCTAACGGAACGTATTGTGATTGAGTGTTATCGTAAGTTTGTAGATAGGTTTTTAATGCGTAAGGAGTATCTTTTACACATTTGGCATATTCCAATAAAGCTTGTTCACGTGATAAACCCATCTATACATAATAATTCTATTTTATGATAAAGAAATACCTAAATCACCCAAGAAACCTGCAAGACCGTCCTCATCATCATCATCGTCATCATCAAATTGAGACATCGCATCTTCATAATCTTCAGCTTTCAACTCTTCAATGATTTCATCAACCATATTGGATACAATCTTCTTTCCTTCATCTGAACCTGATAAAATCATCTTCGCAACCTCAAAAAATTCTTCAGTTGTAAGTGCTGAAAAACGAGAGAATAAATAATTTTGAATTTCTCTCATATCGTCTTCATATAACTTATCAGGATATGCTTGAGTAAACTTCTCCCAAATAACAGGTCCTAAACGTAAATCCCATATCTCATAAGGTAGAGTATCTGTTTGACTCATTACCATATCGGCAGCTTTAGGGTCGTCAGGTAATCCTTGAGTACCCATTACCTCATATACACCCTTCACAAGTTCGTGAACCAAAATAGGGAAGAATAATCCCTTGGCTTTAATTGTTGGTGGGTCAGTAGTTTCGTCAACTTCTTCTTTACCTTCCATACCTTGTCCACTTTGTGCTGCGTTCATAACCATTTGGTCAGGTAAAATCCAATACAATAAATCATTAATAGACATCAACACACCATAAAGATTTAATAACTCAGGATTAATGGTATTTAATTGTTCTTCAACTAAGTGGAACATGTAATGTCCTTTTTTAGATGCTCCCTGAATTAGTGAGTTAATAAAACGTCTTTTAGCTTTTTCTAAATCAAACATTTCAAAAGCTGCCATGAAGTTTTCTAAATCATCTTCAGCTTCATCTTCAGAAACACCAAATTGTTCAACAACATCTTCATCATCCAATTCTTCTGAGTCTGTTTTCATACCCGACATATCAATTTGTCCTGGCATAGATGTTAACTCCACATCGTATTGGAAGGCATCGTCAGGTAGTGACATTTCTTGTTTTACTAAATCAACCGCCAATTGTTCCAAATAACCTTCGTTGTTTGATTCAATCTGCTTTACCTTTTGAACCGCTTGCATCATCATCATTTGCAAGTTCATAAGTTGATTTTGACTGACCTCTTGAACACCAGTATATCTTTTTACCTTTTCAACAACATCCTTAAATCTTTTAGAAGCAATAAGTTGTTCAAATGAATTATCAAATTCATCATCATCTTTACGAGGTAATGCAGGGTTGTCAGACATTGGCGTCTCACCCTTCTCTAATTTTGACTGAATTCCTGGGTCCATTCTTTCAGGACCATCATATTCGATTTGTTCTTTTACGTTCTTACTCATCTCTAAATGTAATATTTAAGTTGTCAAATTTAAGGAAACTTGGTATCTCAACTTCACCACTAGCCTTAGGGGCTGGCTTATGTTTTGGTTTATAAGGACTCTTTCTATCAGGTTTTGTACGTGTAGGTGTTTTAACAGGTGCCTCTTTAGTACCTGGTGACATTTCCAATAAATCTTTCTTAGTCATAGTAGGTTTCTTGTAATTCTTAATCAAAGATACAATAGTTTCTTCTATTTGTCTAACTTTTTCTTCTTTACTTTCTTTTTTCACACAGTTAGGAACTCTTTTACCAAACATTGTTTTCATACCTTTCTTTTCGTAACCTTTCCAACATTTAGTACCTTCATTAGTTTCTACCTTATCAGGTAACTTACTAAAGTCTTTAGTGTCATCGGCAAATTCACGAGCCCATTCACACCATTTAGATTTTGAACCTTCTTCTTCACATTTTGCAAAGAAATATCCTTGTTGTGCTTTTGAACGAAATTTTTCTTTTATCTCATCTTCAAACATACCTAAAGTGGTTATAGGTGTTTTCATTTTTGATGGTTTCTTTTTAGATTCATCGATACCCATTCCATCGTTCATAGATTTATCTTTTTTAGGATTAACTCCATAATTTGATGGTCCATCTTCGTTTCCTTCAGGATTTGGGTCTTCATTAGGGTCAACACCCGCCATTTTATCTAAATCATTAGATATTTGACTTTCACCCAATTCACCATCTAAATCAATATCAACATCGTAAGGGTCAACATCTCTAACGGGTTCAAACATTCTTACCATAGCTGAATAGTACTCAGGGAAATAACTTCTCAAATATCTTCTTTTTGCATCATCCACTAAACCATGATAGTCTGATTCGTATTCTTCCCAATCATCCCAATAGAAATCAACTGCCTCTTGAGCCGCGGATTCTAATCTATCATCAAAAGGACTTGGCATTGTTTCAGGTTCACCCATATCACGATGAATTGATGCGTTCATAATGTTTTGGTCTGAAGAACCCCATTCATTTAGTTCATCAGTCTCTAACATTTCACTAGCTTTTTCAAGATTATTTGCTAACATTTCAGAAGCAGCCGCCGCGTCAATAACTTTTTTAGCGGTACCTTGTTCATTTACAACTTTCTTATAAAGGACGTTAATTTGTTTCTCGTCTAACTTTTTAAGAGTGGTTAACTTAAAACCCTCTTTTAGTAATCCCATTATTTTATTCTTCGTGTCCATCTTCTATAAAACTTTTTTCATAAGACAAAACAATGTCTCTTTCATATATTTTATCTTCAACTGATTTTACACTCTCACCGTAGTGGAAAACCAACCTTGTAAATTTATCATTT